TTGTTGAACATATCGTATTACAATTTCTTTAAAAAATTTTCCAAGTGGGGCTGAACAAATTTTATGTGAAAATAGATAGCTGCAATAACAGCTATAATAAATGCAACAGTATTATATGGGCTTGAGAAAGCGTATTGAAAGTAGTTTGTAAGTGTATCATTCATAGTGGTCATATCCCTTTTTAAAGTTCCAAATTATACCATAAACACTAGGTTTTATCAAGTTTAAAGCCACTTTTTTAAAGCAAGTGGGGGGTGGCTTGAAACTGATAATTTCTCATGAGAAATTGTATTTTATAGTTCTGTCATATTGTATATGAGTCTACCTACTATAGTGATCTCATCTTTTTTTACTTCATCTTGTGGGTAGATTGGATTATCTGATTTTATGATATATGTATCTTTTCTTTTAAATATCCTTTTTATATATATTTCACCATTCCAGTTTATTATATATATTTTATTGTCTACTATATCATTTACTTTTTTACAGATAAATACCACATCATTCTCTTTTATAGTTGGAGTCATACTATCCCCATGCACTTTAATAGCTTCAATTCTCCCAAGATTGTAGTGTTTACCAACTAGATCTTTAGGTAGATTTATTATATCAACTTCACTATCTTCATCTGCTATATATCCATGCCCAGCACTTGCTTTTATATCAGTATAGTATGGAACTGTAAGTCTTGAGATATCATCATCACCATATGCTTTTTGTAAGGCAGTAGCTTGTTTATCAAACATCTGACCTTTGTTTAATAAAAGCCAAGCACTACTTATACCAAGTTTTTCCTCAAGGGATATAGCTATATCTGCACTCATTATTTTTATTCCAGTAGCTAAGTTTTTTACTTTTTGTTCTGGTATACCTACCAACTCATCTAAATCTTTATATGCTAATTTTAGCTCTTTTAGTGCAATTTTCAGCCTTTCTCCACTTGTTTGGTTCATATTTTATCCTTTTTGCTATTTTTAAATTTACAAATTTGTTTAAAAAATTCAACTTAAAATTGACAAGTTCATTTTTTTAAACTATAATACGCTTACATTTAATATATAACAAGTATATCAAATGTATTTTACTATGTCAAACAAACAGTTTTTAATATTAAGTCCATGAGTTTTGCTTTGGTCGGCTTTCCTACTCATGGGCTTTTCGTGGGCTTAATATTGAAAACAAAAAAAGGGAAGAATATGACCAACTTTACAATAACTTTTTTTTCAAAATACAAAATGGTAAAAATATAATGGCACTACCAAAATACAATTATATTATGTACCCAAAATGGATAAATGAATATATCAATAAACCAAATGAACTAAGAGTATTGACCTATATTTTCTCAAAAACGATCCAATATCAAGAGCTTAGTGCAAACATCTCAAGAGATGAGTTTATTGAAAATTGTAAGATACATAAATTAGTTTATACAAATACAATAAAAAAATTAGTTCAAGAGGGTAGAATTATCAAAAAAAATAGATCATCTTTTATTACTGTTATTATAGAAAATGAGTCATCTAATGTATCTCATCAGATACCTACAAGTATCTCATCAGATACATCATCAAGTATCTCATCAGATACATCAGAAGTATCTCATCAGATACCTACAAGTATCTCATCAGATACATTAGAAAAAGAGACTCTATATATAAATAAAAAGAAAAGAAATACCTCTAAAGATAGTGGGAGTGAGGGTACTTTTTCTTTTGATGATTTTGTTTTTGAATTTGAGGGTAATTATCCTAGAAAAACAGAACATACTCAAGCTAGTGATTACAAAGAGTTCAGACTAAAGCTAAAAGAAAACTTTGATCACTACAACCAAAATGCTCAAGATATCTTTGCAGCACTTAAAAACTACAAATGCACCAACCATTTTGCATATTCACCAATGAAGCCAAAAAACTTCTTAACTAAATATGCTCAATACCTAGATATCAACAACTTACCACAAAAGTGTGTATTGCTTAACAACCCACAAGATACCACTAGCCAAGCAAATGGGGCGGCTGTTCAAAAACTATCATCATACGACCAGCAAGTAAGAGATGGTTTTTCTAAAGAGCAGCATCAACAGTTTATGAAACTTCAATGCTCAATCCAAGAGGTACTTGAAGCAAATGGGGCGGCAACAGAAGATTTTAAGCATCTGTTTACAGATCAAGAGTATGAGGTATTTGTGATGATGGGTGGTGCTGATATTGGAAGTAGGCATCATAGTAGATCACTTGATCTAAAAGCTCAAATTATGATGGAACATCTTTACGGACTATAGGGGTAAAATATGTATTTAGAACAAAAGTTAGATTTTATAATCAAAGAGTTAAACAAACTAAGAGAAGAGAACCAAGAGTTAAAAGAGATCATAGAGGGTGACTTGACAACTAGAGCTGCTGTTAGAAAGTATCTTAACATATCTCAACCTACTATGCAAAAGTATCTAGCAAGTGGGGTGTTTATCCAAGATACACATTTTTACATAGATGGTGAAGATCGTATGGTGTTTATCCCAAGAGCCATAAGGGAACTAAAAGCAAATGGTTTTAAACCAAAAAGACAACAAACACAATCAGATATAGCATCTAGTGTTTTAAAAAATATGGGGGTAAAGATAGCATGACTTTAGATCAAAAGCAAGAGTTGTATGATTTTGCTATAGGTATGGGGTTTGGACTTCTTGAAAGTTCACCTACACATATACTTGCCGTTGATATGGTAACTTCAAATTTTGTAGTTTTTAGATACTCAAAAAAACTTGTAGGGTATGAGTTCCCAAAACAAACAGTAAAATTTTTTGAAGATCAAAAAACAGCAAAACAATATTTTGATAGATTAGAGATATCAAATGGGTGATATAAGTTTAGTAGTGATAGCAGCTTGTATTAGCTACTTAACTATCGTATTTACGATTATATTTTTAAAACAAAACAAAGGAGATAAAAATGACTAATAACACAGTAAATTCAAACCAATATCAAGCAAACATAGAGAAAGCAGTATTAGCAACGATACTGTTTGATTCAGAAGTTTTAGAGACTATAGAGCCAATACTAAAAGCAGATATGTTTTACCTACGGGCATATGCTGAAATATATAGAGTGATGATAGAGTTATACAAAAAAGATCATCCCGTAGATGAGGATTTTGTACTAAAAAATGTAGATAAATCTATAGCAAATGAAAGCTCAATTATTGAGGTATTAAGTGCAAATGGTGCATCAAATGTAGAACATTATGCAAAAGAGATCATAGAAAACTATAGGCGTAGAACCTTAGTATCTTATGCAAATGAACTAAAAATACAACACCAAGATGGTAAAGACTCTATCATTATGCTAGAGGATTTAGCAAAAAAGATAGACAACCTTGATCACGATACTGGTGGAAAATCATTAAATACAGTACACGATATGGAAGTGTATTACGAAAACCTACCACCTTTAAAAAAGATACCAACAGGACTTATGGTAGCAGATGCAGCAACAGCACTAGATGGTGGTATAGAACAAGGACAGTTTGTCTTTATAAGTGGTAAAAAAGAGACTGGTAAAACATACTTTGCTACAACTATCATGGAAAATATGGCAGCAGATGGGGTGAAGTGTGGCTTTTTCTCTTTAGAGTTTGGAGCTAGACAATATATCAAAAAACTACACGAAAAATACCCACATAAAGACAATAAAAGAAGAGTAGCGATATCTCAAAATGTTTATATAGATCATGAAACAACAGATATAAATGATCTTGAAAGACAGATAAAAAAGATGGTAAAAAAAGGTGTTGAGTTTATATTCATAGATTCTCAACTAAGAGTTTCAAACGCTGGGTTTAAAAATGCAACAAAAGCAGAACTACTAGCAAATGTATTCTCAAGGATAGGATTACTTTGTCAAAAACACGATCTTATCATAGCTATGGTAGTACAAACATCAAAATCAGACCACGATGCTGAAGAGGTAAGTGTAAAAGGGTGTATAGATGCAGACCATGAGTGTGGTGTGTGGTTTCACTTTTTAAAACACAAAGATAGTGAGACTAGGACTATACTACTAGCAAAAAATAAACAAAATTTTAAAAGGAGAAAAGTAGATGTTAGATTTGATCCAGATACACACTCATTTAAGATAATACATGAGCATGATACAGACAATCCAAATATAAATAAAGGGGGTAATAGCATACAGCCAGTTGTAACACAATATGAAGATGATCCAGATTGGGAAAATGAACAAACTATGATAGATGTGGATATGCCATATGACTATCAATAAATTAAATTTAAAATAAAGGAAAAAATTATGAATATCGGTGTAATAGTACAAAACAGTAGATTGGTACAAAAAGATGGAGTTGAAACAAAACAAGAGTGGTTAGAGATGATATTAAGACCACCTATGATGCAAAGTTCAACATTTAGCGTTCACCCAAACAACAATAAAAAAAATCAAAATGAACCTGATTATAACCTATGGTACAACTTTTCAAGAAAAGGTGAAAAGTTTAGAGGTACAAAAGTTGGTGGCTTATGGAGAAAAAAATCAAAAGATGGGAATACGGAGTATTTTAGTGGAAATATAGAAAACCCACTAGTGCATGGTGGTAAGATGTATGTAACTGTATTTAAAGCAAAACCACTACCAAACGAGAAAGCCGAAGATATAAACTGGCTATATGATGTGATCTACCAACCACCAAAAGGTGGAGTATCATCACAAGGTAATAGTATGGGTGGATATGTGCCACCAGTTGAGTATCAAGGTGACTATAGTGATAGCTCACCATCACAAATGAGCCAAGAGGAACTGGCTAGTGAAGCTTCACTTTATATGTAGCTTATAAAGAGTTTGTAGGATAAAAAGATGGTAAATATATTAAGAGTTTGGAGGAATGATAAAGTGGATATGGTTTTAAGAGGTTGCGTATTAGCAAGTGAAATAAGTAGAAAAAGTGGATATGCACCAGATAGATTTGGTAGAAGATACAAAGATAACTATTTTGTATTTGATAGTACGGGATATATCCCAAAGATAAACTTAACAACTCAAAAAGAGAAAGATGCAGCAGCATTGTGTTTTAATCTTGATGATTATTTGCCACTTGTATATTTTTCACGAAATGTACTGAATCTATCACCTCATACAGTTAGAGAACGTATAAGATTTATGGAAAAAACTGGTAAAAAACTTTTTGAATACAAAAGGATTGGTAGACAATACTACATCCATATCCCAAAAGAGTTACAAAGAAAATTTGATGCTGGGTTCACATATACAGTAACAGATTGGAAACAGTTTAGAGACTTTGAAGATGTACAAGATATGTATATCTTCGCTGATTGGTGTATCTTATTTTTAAGATAGAACCACTAATAATATAATAAAATATAAGGAAAAATTATGATTGATAATAGAATAGCAATAGAACAAGCAAGTAATGAAAAAAATGAATATGAGATGATACAAGATCTATCATATAGTGCATTTTTATTTTTTGAAAACCAAGATATAACAGTAAAGATGATCTCTTTATGTAAGTTCATAAAGTTATCTGATATGATATCGGTTGCTTTAGCAAGTGAAAATATTGAGTCTATTGAAGATATGGATAAAGCAAACGAAACAGCAATAACTTTAGATGAGTATACAAATAGAAACAAAATACTTATGACAAACACTATAAAGATGCTTTTAGTAGATAAATATAACCTAGATGATGATACAGTACCTCAAGTGCTATCAGAAGTTTTAAATATGGTGATAGATAATAGTGATATATCTATTGAAGATGTAAACAAATATATAAATGATAAGTTTAAACTAGAGTTATAAAATTTCTCATGAGAAATTATCAAGATATATCTACATCAAAGTAGATGTATCTTGTGATTGTTTATTTTGCTTATCAAGCATAGCATACAACTCTTGAGTTGATAGCTTACTATAGTCCTCAACACTCATATTTTTTTGATTTAGTTGTATTACTGTATCTGGTGCTTTACCATACACTTGTGTTTTTGTATTTGCTACTATATCATTGTATGTTTTGATCTCACTCATACTTACTCTTTCAAGTGGTAGGCTGTTCATATATTTTAACTTCTTATTTGCTAACATAACACCTTCCATAGCCATAGCATCAAAGTTCTCTATAGATGCAGCTTCAAGCAGTATACTATAAGCCCTATTGTCAAGTATCACATCTTGCTCTACTGTTGTAGCCACCATAGAGCTATTTTGAGCTTTCATCTCTGCTAGAAGTTCATCTTTTACAGCTTTAAATACTGTATTGTTCTCTATCTCTTCCCTTAACTTCTCTTTTGCACTATCAACCTTATCTTTTAATGCACCCTTGATCCAACCATCTTTACGTTTCCAATCACTAAGGGTAGTAGTAGGGATATTTAGAATAGATGATATATCCTCAAGTTTTTTAGAATGTATCTCATAATAGTCTCTTGCTCTTGATTTTAGCTCTTGTGAGTATTTAGCCATTTTATTTACCTTTAATACATTTTATATTAAAATCAGTTGTTTCTGCATTTAAGCAGTCTTGACTGGTGTGCTTTGAGACAGTAGGGCTGAGATACCAGTGTGAAGATAACATCTCGGGAGATATTTGAATATATCGGGTTCTACTGTTTAGCATGATATATCGTCTCTCCATGTTTCATCACTTTTATAAATTTACTATCTTTATCCATATTGTAGTTTGATACCACATCTATCTCACCATATTTATCTTTTGTTACAGATACCATTTTGATAGGCTCTTTTTTATCTTTAAAAAATTTAAAAAACATTTGTGTATCTTCAAATTCAACTACCATAAGTGGTTTTTCTAAAGTTGGTTTTATAAGATTTAGATACTCTCTCCTATCCTCTTTCCACCCATTTATATTTGGGTGCAGTTTCTCATACTGATAAAAACTAATCACAACATCATCTAACCCTTTTGGTGTTTCAACTAACCCATTTCCAAATATGCTTTTGTAAAGAACAAATGCTTTATCTTTATCTACATCTATATCTATATATTCTATTTTATCTGGTTGTGGAACGGCACTTTTTTTGATACTGTTTTTTAGTATTTGAGTCTCTTTTTTATTTATAAACTGTTTGTTAAAGTGCTTACTAGTATATTTAATAGCCCCTACCCCAGCCATACCTAAGATAAACTTTGCTGGATCAAATCCTATTATATCTCCATCCTCATCTGTTTCTACACCAACTATAGCCCCACCAAATAAATTATCTCCAAACTTAGAAAAATATGGGGCATTTTTTAAATTCCACTCCTCCTCTTTTCCATCTATTGTGATAGTTTCCCCTTTAGGATTATTGATATGTGATTCTATCTCATCACTCTTAGCTACAAATATATCATAACTATCTTTATAGTTTGGATTTTGTGTTTTAGTGTAAGCCAAAGCTTCATTTAGTTCTTTTTTTGTCATATAATCTGTTATATCATCTAGCTTATAGCTATCAGTTATAGGTGCATCAGATTTAAACTCCATATCAAGTAAATCATCTGCTATGTTTTCATATCTTTTATATGTATAAGCTAGATCTTCTGGTATCTCTTTTTTGCCATTAGTCAAACTTTGAGGGGATAGATTATAATTTCTTATCTCATTAAATCTTTGCACCTTATCAAAGTCTGTTTTAGTTATAGCTTCACCCTTAATGGTCATAACCATTTTGTTTGATTTATTTTCATATCTACTTAAAGCATCCTCTATCTCTTTTGCACTTTTGTTTAATTTTAACTTTTGTGCTGGGATATTTACACTATCTAGCTGCTCTTTTGTTGGTAGGTTTTGTTTTCTTATATCATTTGGTGTTGGTGTATAGTTTGTGTTTATATCATCTTGTATAAGTTTATTTTCATAGTTTGTTTTATGGTTATAATACTCATTTGATAAGCCATCATTTAGGTTTCTTTGTGGTGCTGGTAGACCTTTAGCAAATATCTCACTCTCTTTTTGCTTCATTGTCTCTTGCATATTTTTTATATGCTTTTGCATGATCATCTCTTGCTCTTGTTTAGTTTGAGCTTTTTGTGTCTCTTTTAGCACTTGTTTTTGTTGCTCCAAAACCATCTTTTCATACTCTTGTGCATCTTTAACAATACTCTTAAACCACTCTTTATCCTCTTTTGTAAATTTACTTGATTTATCTTTCATCTTGTTTTGTGTAAATTTTACAGCCTTATCAATCTCAAGTTTCCCATATCTTCTGTTTTTTGCTAGTCTATTTATAAATGTTTTATAAGCTTCACTTCTAAATAGTTTATCAGATAACCACCCCACTAAAGTTCTTCTAAAAAAATACTCCACCCCAAATAAAAACGACTGTTTATGTTCAGTTGCTACTTTTACAGCTTCGGTTAGGTTGTTCCCTCTTTTTAGTAGATTTTGTTGGATATAGTCCTCGTAGTCTGCAATTTTCCTTAGATCATGTAGAGTATCTACTATCTCTCTACCTTTTTTTGTACCACTAAACACTTTGTTTAAAGATTGTTTTTGTAGTTTATCGTAGTTTATAATAAACTCTGAAAAGTCTATTATTCTCCTTTTTTGTCCGTTGATAGGTGCTTTTATAGATGATTTATTTAGTAGATTGTTTATAACTCCACCATAAAGCTCATCAAGTTTTTGAGGTTCTACTTTTTCAAGATGTTTAGCAACTGTACCTAAAAAATCTATATGGTTTTTATCTATCTTTCCAGTTTTAGTTATCATATCGTTTGCTAAAGTTGTGATATCTATATCACTTTTTAGTATCTTATCTATCTCTTTGAAGTTTCCTTTATCTGCTTTCCAAAGACCATAGTCACTATTTACACTCTCCCACTTAGATATAACCTCTTTTGCACTTTTATCATCTCCACCAAACTTTTTATATATGTAGTTTTTCATATCATCATATATAGCATCTTTTATAGTTGATAGCTGCTCTTGCTGTTTAGGGATATATTGATCTTTATATTTATAAAAAAACTGATTGTACTCTTTTTGAACATCCATAAGTTTACTTAGCTTGTACCCATCACTATCAACAATTTGCACCCCTACTTTGTTCCCAGCTTCATCTAAGATATCCTCTTCTTGTTTGAAGTTTCTGTTTATAGTCTCTACAAGATTTGAGTAATCTTTCTGAAACTCTGTTAGTGGTACTCCATTTGATAGTGTTTCCCCTTTTACGTTTTGTGGTTTAGATAGTGCATTTAGTAGTTTTTTTGTAGTATTAAGTGTTTTACTATTAGCTTGTATTGGTGTATCGCCAACTATAGATAGGATATCATTTCTAGTTTGATTGTATTGCTCTTTGTAGTGGTTCTCTAGGTCATTTATATTGTTTGAGATATTTCCAGTTATCCTCTCATCTGTAGTAGCTATGATATCATCATCTATCTCTTTTACCCCTAGTTTATTATAAGTGTTTTTTGAAAATGTATCCATATCATCAAGATATGTGTTCACTTGCTCTAAGCTTGTGTGGAAGTTATCTTGTAAGATCGCCCCAGTATCTTGTTGGTCTGCTAGTTTTGTAAGTGTTTGATCCTCTTTCCCACCAAAAGATTTAGCTATATTTTCTACATCTTGTGATGTAGTTTGATCTACATTTAGATCCTCTTTTATATATTTTTGTGCATTGTTGTTTACTATATTTTCACTAGTATCGCTTATATAGTTTTTTACCCCTTTTAAGGCTGCTGGTGTATTTACAACAGCAGCAACTACACCAGTTGCAGCAGCATCCAAAGCACCAGATTTTAATACTTCATTTCCCATCTGCTTTAAAGTTAAATTTTCACCAGTCTCAACTATACTATCAACCATATCACCAACAGTACCCACCATAGCCCCACCAGCACTACCAAGTGCAGTACCTATTGCAGCACCTTTTTTACCAAATTTGCTACCATACTGATAACCTTTAGTTGCACCAAGCATAGAACCAGCCACCTCAAGCTTGTCTCCATAAACATCAGATAGTATCTCTTTCCATCCATCTTTATTTAACTCAACCTCTGTATCACCTTTTACAGCATAATATTTTCCATCTTCATCTACTTGAACATCATCAAAGCCCATATCATTTACAACTATATCTGCTAGATTTTGTTGATATGTTTCAAGCCCTTGTTTCTCATCACCTATTAGTGCATATTGTGTTTTTGCTATTTTATTTAGTTTGTTGTAAGCGTTTAGTGGTAGATCACTATTCTCTTGTGCATACTCTACAAGTGATTGATCACCTTTCATACCAGTTATAGGGTTGTTGTAGTTTTCCCCAAGTAGTTCAACCTCACCTATTGGTGATACTATATTTACAGCATCTTGAACAGCCGTAGCCATAGGTATAAGTGTGTTATCTATAGCACCATCTTTTACTTGCTCTATAAAACTTCTATCATCTAGTGTTTCATCTGTTATATCTTTGATAATTGGTTTGTTTACTTCTCCCCAACTAGTAGCACCATACCTATCTTTCTCATGAGAAATTTCCCACCCATCAGGTATATTTGGTTGTTCATCTTCTTGAGGGATAATCTCCCACCCATCAGGTATATTAGTTGATAAATTGTTTTGTTTTTGTATCATATTGTTTTTGCTCACCCGTTTGTTGATTCTTTATGGTTATAACACTACTATTATTTTCAACACTATTGTTAAGTTGGATATTGCTATTTTTTATAGCTGTTGGTTTTATTATACTTTTTCTATTTATTTTCTTTTGTATAGTATTTTCTTTTTTTGGTTTAAAATAATCAGGAAGATCATATTTTTTATCATAATCAGTTATGATATCTTTTTGCTCTTGCTCTATATCACTTATCATAGAGTTTAGTTTTTCAGTATAATCTTTGTAGCTAAGTTCTGTTGTTAATCCACTTGAGTTTAATATCTGCATATCTCTCTCTGTTAAAGTACCAGCCATCTGGTCTGTTTTTAAAAGTAACAACTCTTTTTCTAGTGAGTTCCATTTTGCTCTATCTGCGTTAAACCATGTAGGTGTTATATTATTTATTGCAGTATCAAAACTCCCTACAAACTCATTGTTTCCAGTTATGGTTTTACCTTTTGGTAGATGTTTTTTTAGGGCTTTTAATCTAGTAAGTTGAGTATTGTATGCTTTTAATCTTTCAAGTTGTTTATCTGATAGTGGTTCTTTTGATAACTGGGTTATAGTATTATCATGCTCATCTTTTGATATCTTTCCATTTTTATATTTTTCTTGTGTATCTATTAGCTTTAAAGTTTTATCTTTGTTGTTTTGTTTTATTATACTGTTTATTGTTGCAGTAGTTATTTTACTATCAAAACTATTATCATTCTTACTATCTTTTTTTATCTTTTCTATATTTTCTTTATATCCATATTCTTGATCTATTTCTTTTAACTTATATTTGTGTTTTTGTTTCTCTAAATCATTCTTACTATCTTTTTTTATCTTTTCTATATTTTCTTTATATTCATATTCTTTATCTATAACTTGTGATTTTATTGATCCATCTTGTCTAAGTTGACTCATTTTGTAACCATGTTTTTGTCTCTCTAACTCCTCTTTATATTTCTTCTCTTCTATTAGTTTATTCTTCTCCCAAGCTATTTTATCTTCATTTGTTTTATAATCAAACAGTATTTTAAAAGAGTCTGCATCAAGTGTAGATTTTCCATTTTCATCTTTAAAAGAGTTTACTATATCTTTAGATGGTAAACCTTGTGCCATCATTGATTGGATATTTGCTATGTTTTGTTTTGATTTTTCTTTATCATAGTAGTTGTTTATACTAGCTTGTGTATCTGCGTTAAACACTTGATATTTTGGTTTTTGCTCTATTGTGTAGCCTACTTCATTTTCGTTTGCATAAGGTACTTGTGTATCTGGTGTTGCTGTAAAATCTGATTGAGGTATACTACCAGCCATAACTTTACCTAGTAGCTCTTGATCTGCTTTTTGTTTATTTAATTCCACTATTTGATTTGCTTTTAGTGTGTTTTCACCATTGAACATATCTACACCATCTAGTGTGGTTGTTTTATTTGTTTGTAGGTTTGCTAAAGCTTCATTGTCATCATTTTCACCCCACTCATTATATGTATCACCAAACGCTTTGAAAGCTCTACCTAAAGCATTTAAGCCACTTCTATTTGGATCTGCTACCCTTCTATATTTGCTGTAGTTTATATCTTTATCATAAAATCCCATTATCCTATCCTCTCATAGCATTTAGTATTAGCTGGTCGCTTTTAGTGTTATGGTTTCTTATACCATCTTTTTCTCTTTGCCTTATCCTCTCTAACTCTACATTGTTCTTATCTGCTGTATATATTGATCTTGCTTGATTTAACTCTATTTTACTATTTAGATCAGCTAACTCTAGCTGTTTCTTTTGTATCTCATAATCTTGATTAAACTGCTCCATTGGGTTTTGATCATCTTTAGTTTTTTGTGTCTCTATAATATATCTTATCTTCTCTGCAACAGTTGAGTGGCTATCTGCTAAAAGTTCTGGTAAAAGTAGTGGTACATATTGTGGTGATACTTGCCCTAAAAGTTTCATAAGCTCTACATCTTGTCTATATCTTTCTGTACTTGATGTTAGTGGTTTCTCCATCTCTGTGTAGATTAGATCCCATTTACCTACATTTAGAGTGTTTTCCATAGTAGGTATAACATTACCTTGATCATCTAGCTCATACTCATAAAAACCATTTTGATCAACTTTTGGTTTGTTTATCTCAAAGTATCTCATCCCCATCTCTTCATCAACTATCTTTAAAACTCTATTTGCATTGTAGTATTTTTGGATAAGTGGTATCATCTTTTTTAGTGTGTTTTCTTGAAGTCTACGACTTGCATTTAAAAAGTTTCCAAGCCCTAGCGTACCCATAGATATTCTTTGATTTAGTGCATCTGCTCCCATTCTGTTTGTTGCTGCTGCTAAAAACTCATCACTTAACCCCATGATATCTTTTATTTTGTTTCTACAATCAACCACTATACTTAAAAGTTGAGATATATCTACGTGTTGATTTATCTCTTTGATACCACCTATTTTTCTAACCTCTGTGATACTATCATCTAAGCTATAGTCCTCTTTGAACACCATGATATCATCTACGGCATCCTCTTCAACTAAAACTTTTACATTTCCAAGTTTGTGCCATATTTTTAATTTAGCAAAATTTAGTGCATCTTGTAGTGGTAGTACATCTTTATACATACCAGCATATTGTGTGTTGTATTTTCTACTATTTAAAAAAGTAACCACTATAGGGAAGTCATCAAAAAACTCTTTATAAGGGTTCTCCTCTTGCTTTAAAATAACATCTCCACCCCAGTAAGCATAGTATATCTTCATAGAGTTTGTTTTTTTATCATATTTTTTATACCAAGTATAGATCACAAGTACACGCTCTCTTTGGCTTTGATCATAAACATCTTCATCAAGTTCTGTATCGTATATATTTACAGATACAGGAAGTGAGTCTACTAAATCTTCATCAAACTCTAAGTATAAAGACTCTTTATCACTCCAAAATGCTCTATGGAAGTATCTAGCATCACTATAATCTATCTTTTTAGCAAAAGGATCTAAAAAAGATTGGTTTGCTGGTATATTTTCAACTTTGATATCTTTTAGAGTTCTACCAAATTGATCCTCTTCATCACTTTGAACTACACTTATCTCTTGAACAGCAAACCCAGCATATCTTAGATCTTCATCACTAGACTCTTTTTCTGTTTGAAAATCCCCACTCTCCTCTATAGCTCTTATAGTATCTTGAAGTAATATAGCTTTTGTTTTATCCTCTGTTTGTCTACCAAAAAGTTTAATCTCTGTTTGTCTACTAGCTTTAAATGCACCTATTTTATTGTCATAAGTTGAGATATTATTTTCCCATTGTTCTGGTTGCCCTCTTTGTGACAAAGTTAATTTTATCTCATTTCCAAGCTGCTCACCACTTGCATAATCAGCCGTTTTTTGAGCGTTTAGTCTACTTTCTTGAAGCAACTCAAAAGATTCATCAAACCAGTTTTTTAGTGTAGTTGTATTTTCAAACACTCTATACTCCTAAAATATCTTCCTCTTTTTTAGGAACTCCCCAAACACTATTTATAGCATCATCTAAGCTTGATTGTGCTAAATCCTCTCTTTGTATACCTCTTTGATATTTTTCCTTTTCTAACTCTAACAACTTATTGTTATAGTCCTCTGCTGCTTTTGCTTGTTTATAACTAGCATATGCCATACCTAAGCTACCTAAACCACTTAGGGTAGTACCAAAATTCTTACCTTCAAATATTCCAGCCATTTTATTATCCTTTTTTAATACGCTTGATGCGTACTTGTTATATTTTTATATCTTTTTTTATTTACTTTTTTTGCACTCTCTACCTCTGTGTTGTATCTTTTTAGGTAGTGGATAGATAGATTCCTATCATTCCTTGTTGGTATCTTTTCACAACATCTACTTAAAAAAAGTAATCTAAGTGATTCCTCAAAGATAATAGGTATAGCTAAAACACTCTCTACATCTACCAATCTTTTTGCATAGTAAAAACTAAACGTAGCAATAGACTCTTTTTGTGGTATCGTGTTTATGATGATATCGTTGTGAGATATAGTGTAATATTGCATACTCTCATCATCTAGTGTATAAAACATATCTTGAGTTGTTTTTACAAACTTCTCTCCACCTATAGATAGGTTTATCCCATCTATTATCTCATAACCAGCGTTGTACTCTTGAACAAGTGGCTTTATATCAAAACTTATTTTTTTACTAAATTGAGGTGCATCTTTTTGTAAAGTGATATATACACTTTGTAGATATATAAAAAGCTCTCTATCACTTGCATCTATATTTACCCCTTTTTGAAGTAAAAGTAGCTTTGATTCCTCTATAAAGTCTCTTGCGATCATCTACTTACCTATTGTTTAGATCTATTTTCTCAAACCCACCAGTTAAGCGTGTAAGAAAATTTGCTGTTTTAATATCTACGATCACTATATCACCAGTTTTTAACTTTGGGAACGGTCTTGTTAGCCCCTCTTTAAAGTCTCTTTCTTTTTCACCTATATATCTAATAGCTGCGATTTTATATTGAAGATAGATACTCTCTTTTATCTCTTTTGTATCAGTAGCAACACTATCATCTAGTGTTAATATATCTTGCTCTTTTGTATCAGTAACAACACTATCATCTAATGTTAATATATCTTGCTCTTTTGTTTGTTTTACTTTAGCCATAATATTTATCCTTGTAGTAGTATATAGACAGATAGTCACAAAAAGTGACTACCCTACTCTACACTACTGTAAAGCACCAACTACAGCTATAACACCATAATCTTTATCGTGATATATTGAGTTCACTTCATCTGTTCCAGCTTTACCTTTAAATCTAGTTTTAGCTAGTCCATAAAGTCTATCAACTGCGATTTTTGCTTTTCTTTTCATATCATAAGTATCTTCATGATATGTGTATCCAGTATCCATAGGCATCAACATAGCTGTTGCACCTACAAGTAGATTGATCTCTGTTTTAAGTCCACCAGCACCATTGTAAATAGTAAAATCTTGACCATCTATACCAGTATCTTTTGAAGTATAAATACCAGCGTATTCACTTGAAACTGTTGAGTGATTTAGTAAAACAACATCATCAATAATACCAAGTTGTGAGCTAAATATGTGTGAGTTAAACCCTACATCAGATGCAGCTTCTTGTTTGCTACTCCATGCTGGGTCTTGTTTTAAGTTCCATGAACTTCTACTACCAACATACATAACAAAGATCTCTCTTTTTACCTCTATACCATGTGCATCTTTTGAGATAACTGTTTTGTAAGGTCTTAGTCTAGGTACGCTATTTCCAGCAGCATCTACACCCTCTCTTGCTCTTCTTGCAGCTTCTTCAACATCTGCTACAGTTAAAACATCACCAGCTACCATATTTGAAGTATTCAAATCTGTATGATGATTACAAGCTACGATATTTGAACATTTATCACTCATTCTTGAGTAGATTCTTCTATCCATTTTATCAGTCTCTGACTCTGTTAATCCCTCTTTACCATCATCTCTAAAGTTTTCAAAGTGTACTTGAGATAAAATCTTAACAGTTTTACCACTTTTTACACTATTTCCAGATGATTCTAATGATATTGTTTGAGCTAAGTAAGTTAAACTACCCTCATTTGTATCAAAATCCTCATCACCACTAACACCACCATTTCTAATCAAACCTCTAAACTTCATAGTTGCTGTTGCACTTAATCCATCTTCCTTTTGAGTCTTAATGATCGCATTATTACCAAGCCCAATAAATTGAGCAAATCTACTTTCATTGATAACTGCTGTTGTAATCTCTTTTTGGAGTTTATGAACAACTTTACTATCACTTAACGTAAACCAATCTGCCATGTCAAATCCTTAAATCTATTTGCTATTTTTTTAGCTTAGTTAATAGCTTAGTTTAAAAAAAAACTTGATATATAGTTTATGGTTAGATTCTCCATAATTTACTATTATTTTGTCTTAGTTTTGCTCTTTGTGATATAGATTGTTTCTCTTTTGGTGGTTTTTTGCCACTCATTTTCTCATTTGTTATTGACTCTGCTAGACACTCCATACAGTCATCTTTTGGACTATCTTTATTTGGATCAAAACTTCTTAACTCTTTTTTAAGTTGCTCTATCCCATGTCCGTTTCTTCTAAACTTTATTTGGTGTGCATTGAAGTATGGCTGCATAGCTTGTAGCTTTTCGTTTTTCTTTACAGTTCTTTTTGGTGCATAAGTTACTATCTTGTTTTTTATTGTAGGTTTGCTTTTCTCTTTAAGTTCTACATTTCTCCTTATGATCTCTTTTGATAACTCTTGATTTACTAAAATACCACCACCACTTAGCTCTAAAAAAACAGTTGCATCAGGATATGTAACCATAGTCTCTATTATCCTATCTACAAACTCACTTAATACCCAAGTGCCATAAAACACATCATGTACTACAACTAACTCTAACTTTCTTTCATCTATAGATTTTCCTACAGTTACTATAGCCCTATTGTCTGCTGTGTTTTTTGTACTCATAGCTGGATCTATTACTATATACTTGTATTCATCTTTTGGTATATCAAAATCTGAAATCTCTGTAAAATCATCATCTGTATAAAAGTCACCTATAAGCACTTCTGGGTCTTGCTGATATTGACTAGCAAACTTTACACCCATATTTTTCTCTTGTTGTTTTAAAAGCTCATAATCTTCATACTCTTCCCATAAAGGTTCGTTTGGTTCTCTTTCATACTTAAAATTTCCCATCTCATATATCTTAGGTCTTGACTCAAGTGCTTTTAAGTTGATATGCTCCCAACCCCCTTGCTCTAGTAGTACACCAGCTAAATCTTTTGGGTTTAGTCTTTGCATAATAAGTACGATAAATCCATTTTTTTTATCTTGAAGCCTTGAATAAAGTGAACCCTCAAGATAATCAACTGATTCATTTAAGGCTGATATGCTATTTGCTTCAATAGCCTTAGTAGGGTCATCTATCCATATACCATGACTATGAAACCCAGTTACAGCACCACCCGTACCAGTAGCAAACATACCACCCCTACTTGTAGTCTCCCAGTAGTGTTTTTGATCTTGAGATTTTGATATAGATACACTAGGGAACAAAGTTTTATATATCTCATTATCTACTAGGTCTCTTGTTTGAGATGAGTTTTTTATAGATAGTTCAGATGAGTAAGATGTGTGTATAAACTTTTTTGATGGGGTATTCCCAAGTATCCAACTACTCCCCATCTTAACAGTTAATTCTGTTTTCCCATAAGATGGTGGGATATTTAATATAAGTCTAGTTATATTCCCTTTTTCTATTTCATGGATAGCTTCACTTATATATCCATGATGCCAGTTCTCTATAAAGGGTTGTTTATAGTAGTGCTTGAACATATATCTAGTATATGCAAGATGACTTCTTTTAGCTAGTTCCCTCTCTAAAAGAAGTGTTTGAAGCTCTTGTGGATTCATCTAATTTCTCATGAGAAATTATGCTTTTTTAAATCCAATATTTTCAAGATACTCTGTATCTATCTTTTCAACTGCATCTAAAACTGTTTTTTGATTCGCTATCTCTTTTTTTACATCTGCCATTCTTTGCTTATCATTTAATATCTCATAAACATCTTTTAAAGTTCTAAGATCACTCTCACATCTCCACTTTCTATCTTCATCCATAGGTGCATCAACATTTTTAATTATTCTTCTTTTAGCCATTTTTTTATCCTTTATAATTTTCTAAATCCAATAGATTCCATATACTCTTTATCCTCTTTTTGAGCTTTGATATCTTCGTGAGCATCTATTGTCTGTTTTGGTTTGTTTGATAAGTTTGGTTTTTTAGGGGCTTTTACATCTACCACTTTTGTAGGGTGCTTTTTCTTGTATAGTTTATATACCTTTTCAAGATGCTCATCTAGGTTTTCCTCTATGCTACCTTTACTTAGCTTTCTTTGTTGAGTTTTGCTTAACTCTTCATTGAAAAAGTTAGCCATTTTTACATGGTTGTAATCAGGGTATTTTTTAAGGACACTATCTATAGCTTTAGCTACTGCTAGATCTTGTTTCGCTTCATTTAGTTTATTTTCTAGCTCTTTTGATGGGGCTGTTTGCTCCTCTAGCCACTTCTCTTTAGCCTTTTCAACCTCTATATAATACTCCGTATCATCCTCTTCAAATCTTAACTCTAGTATATCTTTTGGTAATATCTCTTTTAAGTTTTTATAGAACTCTTTTGTATCTATCTTTTTTGAACTACTCTCTATCTTTGTCTCTATAGCAGCTAATTGTTTTAAGTTTGATTCAATATCATACTTACCACCACTAGACTCTTTGACACTTATAAAAGTTTCTGATTGATCATCTTCTGATTCATCTTCATCATTTTCCAGCTCATCATCTTCTGACTCATCATCTTCTGACTCATCATCTTCTGACTCATCATCTTCTAATTCATCTTCATCATTTTCTAACTCATCATCTAGTTCAATATCTTCATTATCTGTATGCTCTTGATCTTGTGCTATATCTGCCATATTTTCCCTTTTTTTTGATTTTTATTGAGTTATTATTATCTATTAATAAAAAACATCATTTATATATATTTGTCAACCAATAAGGTTTTTTTTGATAAGATTCCCATATGAGATACTATAGACACCCAAAAACAGATATAATATATATAGATTTTACTATAGATGGTAAAAGAAAAAGAAAAAGCACTAAGTTAAAATACACCCCCTCAAATATAAAAATAGTAGAAAAAACACTTATACCTCAAATGGAAGTAGCTATAGCAACTGGTACATTTAAGTTGGAAGATACTACCAATCTTAATACACTAGAGAAATACGCTGAAATATTTTTTGATAGCTATAGATATAGCGTATCTACAAATGTATACAAAGCTACAAGATACTCTTATGAGAAACATATTAAAAACTATTTCAAAGATAAACTTGTAAAAGATATAAAACCTATAGATATAGAAAAGTGGCAATCTTTACTTATAAGTAACTACTCACTTGCTACAGTTAGAATGTATAGAACAAAACTAAAGATGATATTAGATAAAGCTGTACTAGATGAAGTTATAGACTCAAATCCAGTTTTAAAAGTGAAACATCTAACTAAAAATAGAGATGATTATGAAGCTGAATACACAAAAAATGTAAATGCTTTTACTAAAGAAGATATAGCATCTTTAGTAGATATATCAGATGGGTATATAAAAAATGTGATCCAATTTCTGTACGCTACTGGTATGCGACCTAGTGAGATGGTAGCTTTACTATGGAGTGATATAGATTTTGAAAATAAAACTATAAGTATAAACAAAGCAGCAAAGCCACAAGGGATAGTAGGTAACACTAAAAATGAGTCATCAGTAAGAGTAATAGATATGCTACCTTTAGCTGAAAAGATCCTAAGATCACAAAAAGATTTAACCAATAAATACAATCAATCCAATATATTCTTAAATAGTAAAAATGAAAGATTTAGAGACTATACCACCATAAGTAAAACATTTTTAAATATAAGTAGAAAACTAAAACTAAATGGTACACTTTACAATCTTCGCCACACCTTTGCATCTGTGATGATAAGTAGTGGTGCTGAACTGCTGTGGGTATCAAAAACTTTAGGTCATGCAAATCTAAAAACAACCCTAAGTGTATATGCAAAATTTATAAAGCTAGATGAAAACATAAGGTTAAATAATATCAAAAAATATGGCACATATTTGACACACCAAGATTTCCAATAGGTAAATCCTATCTATTCTCAATCTGCTGTTTTATAGCTAAAAGCCTACAACTATTCTCTAAAATAGCCACTTTTTTAACAAGCTCATTCATATCTCTATCAAAGATGTGGGATATGTATTTATTGCCTATTTAGTTTAAAATTTAAAACTAAATAGGCTAAAAGAATTAAAAAGCTAACTGTATTTTTATTTTTTTATTAAAAAAAGTGGCTTATAATTGACACACCTTTTTATTTTATTTTAGCAACCACCATCATCATCTCCACCAAATCCAGCTGCACTTGCAGCATCTCCAGATAATCCACCATAACTTCCACCACCAGTATGAGCATCCCACGCATCTTGACTTATACCACTAGGGGCTTTCCCACCATTGTCGCCATAGTCTGAACTAAGCCAGTCACTAACACTATCAACTACAGAATCAAAGAAACCACCATCTGACTCTATCTCTGAACCAAAGCCGTTATCTATCTCTGATTGAAGTGATGCAAAGTCATTATCAAACCCTACGCTATCAACTACATCAAATGTGGTAGTGCTAGGCTCAAATCCAGTATAAACATCTTGACTACCAAAGCCACCGAACATAGAATCCCAAGTGCTTTGACCCTCAAAGGTTTCATTTGTTTTATTATAAGAGGTCATACTGTATCCATCTAGTACATTCCCATCTTTGTCTGTAAACTCATATGTGGCTTTATCTGTAAGCCCTAGTGATACACTTAAAGACTTCCCTAGTGTATCTAGTCCCATAAAACCTTTTGACTCGCTATATATTGCTGTACCATTATGCTCACCTACAAAATCCCCGCCAAAACCAAAAGAGTTATCAAGTCCTAGCATAACTTCAACTGCTTCATTGTATATCCCGTATAAAACAGTATGTAACCCCATAAATTGACCAAATGTACTTACTGTTATATTAAAACTATCCACTACTTTTGATGCTATCATACTATATATTTGACTGTTTATAGTACCTAATACCATAGATGATATATTTTCCTCTATGGTTAGATCTTCTCTTGATAGTCTATCTATAATAGTAAGAGAAAATAAAAACTTATCACTAAACATCAAAGGTGACAATACACTTTGATTTTTAAAAGCATTTGCTAAAGATGTTATATCCATAGGTGTTGAATTGCTACTTTCCATCATATCACTAGAAACGCTACCACTACTACTATGTATAATAGTGTTTGTCTCTTTGTTTGTTACAACTATCTCATACTCAAACACATACACCTCTTGCTCATTTTGGAGTGCAAAGTTTAGTTCATAACCACTCATAGCATACTGTATAAAATTAAATCCACTATTTAAAAATAAAAAGTTTCCACTTAGTAGATATGAGCCTATATCACTATCTTTTTTCTTGTTATCAAAAGATGGTGTTGATACGGGGGTGTATGTATCACCACCTGCAAATGAGCTATTTCTGTAAGTACCACCACCAAGCCACTCTCCCCTATCTTTGTAGTTTGGTAGATCAACTCTATGTACTTGAACAATTTTGTTTATTTCAGATGATTTTGCATCTTCTAACTGCTTTTGATAATCGTATTGTTCAGTAAGTGCATTGTTTACTTTAGTTTGATCATATTTTGAGTTATTTTGATAGCTTTTAAGTGTAGATATGTTGTTGTCTACACTTTTTTCATACTCTCTTAACTCTGCTAATGTTGCCATTTTAGTTTACTGCGATATCACTTTGAAAACTTGATAGTGATGGTATTGTTGTATTTGCTAAGTCATTTGCTATTTCAAATATAGGCTTCCATCCACTTTCAGGAACTACTAATCCACCAGCCCCAAGAGTTCCCCATAGGTCACTTAGACTATCTAGTGTTTTGATTTTATTGTTGTAAATAACACTATTTTTTAACTCTTGATTTTGTGTGTCTACATACTGTGTATCTGCTATAGTTTTATAGTTTGCTAACTCTATACTACTTATTCCACCACCATCTATCAACTCTTTAGATGCTATACGTTTGTAGTCTTTGAATAGTGGGTATGTTGTATCTTTTATATATTTTATAGTAGCTTTATCATTAGCATTTTCTATTCTCATCCTAACTTCATAGTTTCCTTCTGAATCAGCTATAAATAGTGTATCTCCCTCTGTGCTACTTAAATACCCTTTAACTGTAGAATTTGCTTTTGCTATACCTTTATATACAAAATAGTATCTATCTGTTTGACTATCGTACTCATATCGTGGATCATCTGTAGTTGTATCTATACTAAGTATATGCTCAACATCCAAAGTTATACTATCTTCATCTATAAGTTGTGTATCAATTTTTGTGTTTGTTGAGTCGTAGTAAGATTTATAAAAAGTATAGTTAAACTTAACTTTACCATTTTTTATCTCCTCTGCTGTGTTTTTATGCTCTTTATTTATATTATCAAGGTATGTACTATATACTTTGTGTGTGTTTATTTGCTTTTGGGTAAATACATTGTCTGATATACCTTTTGTATTTTCTATGCTCTGTAGCTTTTTTTGTTCTATAATATCTGTATTTTTTGTCTCTTGTAGCTTTTTCTGCTTATTTATCTCTATGTTATCTTTGTGTAGATCAAGTGCCATACTTGCATCTATACCTACTTTTACTGCTTCAAGTGATTTATCAATCACATTATTTATCACACTTGCTATAATTGTAGCACTATCTGTACCTACTATGTCATTGTTTTGTATAAAATAATCTACTGTAGCTTTTGCTTTTGTCTCTATTCCATCATATATACGACCATACTCTACTAAATCTAATTTTTGCTTTTCCTCAACTGTCATATCTTATCCTTTTATATTGTTAAACTTTGAGGGCATAACCCTCTTTTATTTTTAAGTTTTTCTAACTCATTTTTAGTGTTAGTGATCTGGGTTTTGTTACTATTTACCATCTCATACAACTTTACCACATCTGTTTTACTAAGCTCTTTTAGCTTCATAAATGCTACTTTTCCTAGCTTTTCATTTTTTGTTTTTATACTCATACCACCAACCTCTTGCTAAATATCTCTGACTGCGTAGGCTCTCCATACATATCAAACAGATCATATCTACAACTCTCAACACCATCTTTATCATAGTATATCTGTTGGTTATTTGATATATTACTTCCACCACTTTTATCTATCGTGATCTCATACTGTTTCTCTAGCTTTGATACTAATATCTTCTTTACTATATATGTATCTGTAGGATTACCCTCTGCATCAAAGAGATCATATGTGGCACTTACTTGACCATTTATATCTATGTAGTTGATCTGATAGTTTTGGATATAAAATCCACCTTCATCATTTATAAGATGTGATCTATTATCTAGTATATACAAAGAGTTTGTATCTACTTTTAGTTGTAAAGTGCTAATCATCTGTTTTAAAGCTTCTATCTCTTGCTTTATAGTCAAAGGCATAACTTACTCATATACTACATTGTAGTTTACTGTTACTGGATTGTTTGTACAATCTAACTTAATCTCATCTTCCCCATAAGTATTGCCATCATATAGCACTATTTTAAAGCTAGTGTCTGTCTCATCCTCTACTCTAGCTAGTGCTTGTAGAGACTTTTTGACTGTCAAAAATACATTATAAGTACCCAAGCTGTCCAGTTCAACAATAGCTGTACCATCATCGCTACTAATAACAATTTCATCTGTAAATCCTCTTTGGTAGTTTGTTAAGTCTACATTGCCACTATTATCGTTTGGAGTGATAAGGTCGTGTGATTTTTCTAGCTGTAGTATGCTTTGTGCTTCATCTCCAAATACCATATATTTACTAGAGTCTCTAAAGTCTGTTACATCATAGTAGTGAGCATCTATCATATTTCCACTTGTATCAAAGTTTCCACTATCGTTATCTCTATCGTTTGACCTTTTATAAGCGTAGTCTATAGCACCTTGTTTGGTTACAGTTGAAGTTAATCTTATAAATAAATCTATCCTTTTTGTACTAGCCATATCTTACCCCTTTTATAGTCTTAATAGTACAGTCTAAGTGACTGCACTATAAAACTATATAGTAGTTTCTGCACCAGTTTCATCTGTAAGTGTGAAGCTTAGTGGTTGTCTCTCATATGCTACACCAACTGTTACATTAAAGCTGTTTGTTGAAGCATCATACATAACTGCATCCTCTACAAAACAAGCTTTATCATAAGCTTTGATAGTGATAGTATTTGCATCTGTTTTATCAAAGCCAACACTAGCTTTTAAGCTACCAAGTGTATCTACTGAACCTATCACTTTATATGATGTGTCTGTAAATCCAAACGCTGTTAAATCTACTGTAGCTATACCAGTTGCACTGTTGAAAGGTGTCTCTATAGTTTTTACTATCTCTCCACCATTGTTCCAACTATCAACTATACCAACTATTGCATCAAATACATCATTTGCTTCACCATCTTTACTGAATATATCAGCTAAGATATTAAGCTTGTTTTGTATCTCTGTTACATCTGTACCGCTTTGAGATGTTATGCTATCTACTGCACTTGATAGTTCATTTAAAGCATTTTGTGTCTCTTGAGTCAAGTCGTTGTGACTTGAAGCTATACTCTCTACTCTATGTTTTATACCTAATTTTACATCAGGTGTAAGTGTAATCTTTTGATTTGTAAAATCATAAGCCATTTTATTTTCCTTTTATATCTCTCTAGTGCCACATATCATCTGTGTCAAAGTAGTTGTATATAACGATAAATATAAGTAGTCCTAATATTATCCCTACTACTATCTCCATCTTATACTATATCCTCTATAACTAGATATTCATTTTCTCTATGCGTAACATTATCTACAAAGAGCATCATATCTGCATATGGCTCAAACTGCTCATCTGTAAGTACAGTTAAAACATCTGTTTTAAGCATCTGTTCTACTGTCATATCATCATCATCCCCATACGCTAAAGTTAAACTATCTCTAACTTTAGGATTTAACTCATTATAAATATAGTGTGGCATAAACACCATAGTTGGCTTTTTAAAAAGTCTATGCAACTTTTTATTTAGGTCATCTGACACACTAATTTGTGTATCAAATAACCAATCTTCACCTCTATAAGACTCTATTTGTAGGTACATATTAATTTAAAGTTATACCTTGAAGTCTTATCTCACCATCTGTTTTGTAGTAAGTTGGGTCATTTGGATTTGCTCTATAAAATCCTACATCTACTAAAGCAGTTCTAGCATTAGTATATTGTTCTTGTGTAGCTATTGTACCGCCTACAGCTCCTAGAGGGTACTCAACATCATTTACTATAACTTTTCTGTAAGTCATAACAGATGTATCTGTTTGTTTTGGTTCAAACTGCGTAAATACTACTATATTATCATCAATATTTATGATAACATTTGAAGTTTGTCTATATTCAAAATTTCCACCAGATACAGATGGATTTAAGTACAGAACACTCTCAGTCTGAACAGCAGCCAGTCCTAAAACAGCATAGTTTCCGTGCTTAATTCTATCAAAAATATCAGGTGTAACTACAGTTCCCTCTTTCCACACTCTACCGATTTCTGGGTCTGGCATAATGATTATTGGTGTTGGTTGTGATGGTGGTATCCAGTTACCCTCATCATCTTTATCTCCAAAGATTGTAGGTACTATGATAGTTTTAGGATTTCCCCATCTGTAGTCTACTACAGTTACTATAGGCATCTTTGTTTTATCTGCATCCATCATCTCATCTGCTTTAGCTTGTGCTATAGATAGTGCTGTAACATAATCAGGTAGGTCAGTATCAGCTTTTATGATAATCTCCCACGTATTAACCATATCGTTATCAAGTTCCATTAAAGCTTGTTCCCCTACAGTTCTGTGTGCTAACATTCTGCTCATAGCTCCAACACTTGTTTTGTTTTCTTCTGTAGTATGGATAACAAACTTTTTATCAGCAGTACAGTATGTGTACACTTTACATAAAAAGTCAGGGTGTGCCATTTGACATTGTTCACTTATCATATCTTGCTTAGTAGCAATAAACTCATCACTTGTTAAATCTTCTTCTAGATTAAATACTTTTTTTATTTGCATAATTTTTCCTTTTATTTTTTATCAAGTGCTAAACACTACATCTAGCACTTAACACTTAGTAAAAAAGCAAGGTTTCCCTTGCTTTCAAATAGCTAATTAGATAGCTTCACCATCACCATTTTGTACTGCACCACAATCAAAAGATTTAGCAGCTTGACCTAGTTGGATTCTAAATTTGTTAGCAGCTTTTCTACCACAAATTACACCAGTAACTAGCCCACTTCCTTGAAGTGCATCTACTTTAGCTTCGATTCTTGCTTCTTCACTTGTAGCTCTTGCAGCTTCATTAACAATAGCTTGAGCGTTGTCAGATACTTTTGTTTTAAGACCTTTTACAAGTACGCCATCAACCATTTTATCGTTTAAGTCACCCTCAACAACTTCCATTCTTGAAGTTAAATCAGCAACTGAACCAGTACCACCACCACTTAAAGCATCAACTTGTGCTTGTAGTGCTTCATCTCTAGAGATAGACTCTGCTTTGTTGTCTGCAATAGTTTGAACTAACTCTGCTTTATCAGCAATTTGTGTAGCTTCAACTGTATCAATTCTTTGACCTAAAGCAGTATCTCTAGCTTCACTTGCAGTTCTGTTTGCTAGTATTCTTGCATCTAGAGCCGATATAGCTTCACTATTTGCTATATTGTTTGCATCTACTTTAGCTTCAACTCTTACGATTTCAGATGCTAAATTGTCTCTTGAAACTTTAAGAGCTTCAATCTCTGTAGCGTTTGCACCAATCGCAGTAGTGTTTGCAGCAATTCTATTTAAAACATCAGTTGCTAAGTCACCATTTTCAGTAAACATATCATTTAATGCTTTTACTTTTTCTGCTAATGACTCAATACCATTATCTTCCATCTCTGTTATAGCTTCAATAGCAGCAGCATTTGAAGCTACAGCAGTTTGTAGACCTGCAATAAGACCATCATTTGTATCAATTCTACCAGTTACTATCGCTAGTGCTTCACTAACAGATATACCTAGTTCATCTGCTAAATTTTCTAATTCTAATTGTAATTGTTCACTTGTTACGTATGCCATATTATTCTCCTATATGGTTTTATCTCTTATGAGATATAATAAAAAGTCGTTTTAGTTGTAACCTAAAACAGACACCAAAAACTTAAAGCCAGTACCTTTTTTTAACAAAGTGTACTTAATTCTAGTGGATTATAAGGGATAGATATAGTTGGTAAATCATAAGTTTGTTTTATTTTTCCTATATCTATCTTTTCTCCACCAGAATTAAATACACCAAGTAGCAGTAGTATTACAAATACTGTTGTTGTAGTAGTAGTTGTAGTAGTTGTAGCTTGTTTCTCCACTATAGACTTTCCAAGCTCATCTGCAAACTCCTCTAACTGTTTTTGAAGCTCATCAGTTGTGATAAACTTCACTTGATTATTTGCTTGTGTTTCCATCTTTGTTTTTCACACAATTTTGTTTTATAAAAGCAATATCATCTTTGATACTTATGATAACTTTACTCATATCTTTCTCGCTTTGTTTTAACTCCCTTATCACTTCTCTAGCACTATGGGTTAAGTCTTTTTTCCCTATAGTTTCATCACTTAGCCTAGCTTTTATGATTACTGCTACTAGCACGATAACAGCAGTTATAAGTATCACAAGTAGTAGGTTTCCACCGATTGTTTTTAAGCTATTTTTATCAAACTTCATTATTTACTCCCCGTTATAAGCGAAAAGATAAGCCCACCAATGGCACTAGCCATAGCCATTATCAAAGCCCAATCTCTATTTTTGTTTGAAGATGCTATATCTTTAAGAGACATTTTTATATCTTCTATATCTTTTTTGATTTGGTTATCCTCTTTATCAGATAACTCCCTTACACCTTTGAGTTTACCCTCATACATATCGCTTCTATGCTCTAGCTCATTTTTCATAAGTTGTATTTCGTGTTCTAGTTTTGTTTGATTTTGTTCTATTAATATTAGTTTTTCTTGATTGTCAGCTATCTTGTCAAGAGTTTTGTGTATCTGTACTAGAGTATCTCCAGTACGCTCTTGCTCTCTTTCTATTTGATTTATCTTTTGCTCTAAAACACTTACTTTCTCTTGCATATATTCTACCCTCTTTGAAAAATCTTAGCTAACTGTCCAACTCTTTTAGGAGTTTGTTTATACCATCTGCTTTGTATCATCTCTACAGATGCTCTATCAAAGTTACCATCTTCTATAGCTTTCCACATTTTCTTAAACTTCATAGTTTTAGGTACTCCTAGTTGATAAGCCATCTCAAATAAAACCTCTTTTCTTTTATCAGATAGATTGTAGATAATATCCTCTACCTTTTTGTCATCATCAAGCCTACTTACAAGTAGCTCTTTTGTTATGTTGTCTAGTCTATGTATAAGTAGCATCTCACACTCTTTTTCACTTAAAGGTAGTCGTGTACCATATCCAATAGTATCAAATCCAAGATGGTCTTTATAAGGCTTTCCACCAGTTTTAAAGCCATCATCCTCTTTTGTTTTAAGTCTATCTATTATGCTCATAGATAAGCCTTCTTTTTAGATGTACCACTTCTCATACTTTTCATAATCCCTTGTTTAAATATAGGATTTAAAGCATTTCCATTAGACTTTACAGCTTGTCCTAAAAAGGCATCAAGTATCTCATCATCTATTGTATTTTTAGTTGAAGCTACTAAGGCTTTAGCACCCTCTACAACTGCATCTTTTGCATACTTTCTTATAAAGTATAGTGCTATTTTTTTTGTTATTAGTGTTAGCATATTTGTTTTTCCTTTTATTTGCGAATAATTAAAGATATTTTAATCTTAAGTCATTACTTTTCATATAAGCTGAGAGTGTATAGCCATCTGAATATATTGTGGTAGAAGTGCTACTAAAGGTACACTTAACTCTAATTGCCATCATTCCTAAATCAGTTGAATTTCCAAGATTGGCTACACTTTGGTTAGAGCCTAATATTAATCTTGAGCCACTCTGATACAGCAGCAATGACCATTTTGTATCAAACCAATATTTAGATGTATTAGTAGGACAATCTATTGTCTCTATTACTTTTGCAGATGACGCATCATTCTTATCTTGCAAAAGGACTAGTTCTACTCTTATGTTGGTAATGGTGGTGGTACTGCTCGGGTGAACTAAAATAGTGTTTGAACTAGTTTGATCTATTAAGGAATGTTGAACTTTGTGAAATTGAAAAGTTGAGTCATCTTCGGCTCTATGCACTGATGTTTCATTTGAATTTGGTAAGCAACAATATAAAGGATAAACTTGATAAGTATTACTTCCACTATAAGTTCTTACAGAACATTCATCTATGACCATTTCTTTAAACTTCTTTCCATAGCTATTCTCGTAACAATAAAATGATGGTACATCACTATTTGTTATTGTTATTTTATCAGCTGTTATAGCTCCAGCTTTTATCTTTGTCGCATCTATAGTACCACTTGCTATTTGTGTGGCTGTTATAGTTCCTGATTTTATCTTTGTGGCATCTATAGTTCCACTTGCTATTTGTGTGGCTGTTATAGTTCCTGATTTTATCTTTGTCGCATCTATAGTTCCACTTGCTATTTGTGTTGCTGTTATAGTTCCTGATTTTATCTTTGTGGCATCTATAGTTCCACTTGCTATTTGTGTGGCTGTTATAGTTCCTGATTTTATCTTTGTCGCATCTATAGTTCCACTTGCTATTTGTGCTGCTGTTATACTCCCCGTTTGTATCTTACTAGCATCTAATGTGCCAGTTACTATCATATCCCCATCTATAGCAAAATCTGTATCTATCCACGCAGTTCCGTTGTACTTTTTAGTGATAGACACTTTTAGATCTGTAGTTTTATATATAGTTACTATATCATCTTTTATAGGTGTGCCACCCGTTGCGTTGTTGGCTAATGTTGTATCCCACGTACCACTACTGTTTCCAACTCTGTAAAATCCTGCACCTTTAACTCCATCTGCTCCAGTTGCTCCGTCAGATCCGTCAGCTCCATCTGCACCATCTGCTCCATCTGCACCTTTTACTAAAGACCAACTGTAGTCATTATAATTAGTTGATTCAGTTGCTGTTGGTTTATTATAAGCTAGACCTATATATGCTTTTCCACTAGGGTTGTCACTCATACCACTTGTAGGGCTGTCTGCGTATTTTATCCAAGTGTAATAAGATGCACCATCTTGACCATCTTGACCATCTCTTACATCTATAAGTGTTATACTTCCAGTATAGTTTTTACCCATAGTGAAACCTTTATGCTACTGTTACTTCACAAGTGACATCTATAGCACCACCATCTGGTACATCTGTTGAGTCAAACTTGATATATGATTTTGTAGCATTTATCGTAGCACCCGTTGAGTAGTTTTCAGTTGCATCTACTTTTGCTACTGCTCCGTTTACTTTCCATAGGTACGTTACACCACTTGTGATCTGACTGCCAGTCTCCATATCGTAAACATTTGCAGTTAAAACTTTGATATGTGTATCTAGATCGCCATTTTTAAAGACATTGCCGTTTGTGTCCGATACTATGTTTACAGTTATAGCACTCTCCCCTTTTATCCCTTGCTTTACTCTAGCTATAGTGATACTATCACTTACAGTTGCACCACCAGTACCTCTTACAATTATAGTCATAGTATCAGCTGTTCCAAAATCTGATGGTGATACCACTATGTTTGTATCATTTTCCCCATCATTGTTTGCATCTATAGCGTTAAATGTCATAGATGGTAATGCAAATACAAATGGCTCACCATTGTAATTACCACTACAACTAACATTCGGAGTATGCCCATCTTGTGCCGATATCTTCATATAATGTACACTTATGATTTCAGCTGTAAATCCATGTACAGCAGTATTATCATTTATCCTCTCTGCTACTTGAGAAATTGAAAGACCAGCAAGTGTACCAATAACTTCACTACCATCTATGAAAAAGCTACCCTCTCCAAGATCATCTGAACTACTTTCAAAATAGATAGATATTACACTTCCATCATTGCTAATTATTTGTGTTTCACTTCCACCATTTACCCTTTTGTAAGCTGTAAGAGTTCCCACTTCCCCTATAGTTTTTATAGATATGTTTATATCACTTTGTCCACCAACTAGATTGTTTACACCATCTGCCATAAAGTATTGTTTATCTGCTTCAAGTCTTATAGCTACACCATCTACACCTTGTATCCCTTTTGATAGTGTTACTACCATACTGCTTTGTTGGATATTCCCTTTTTCATTTACTACACTTACTGTTACTGTTAATGTGTCTGATTTATCTGTTGTGCCTATTGGGATAGTTGATGCTACTATTTTTGCTTTGTTGCCATTTTTTGACTTGATAAAAGTCCAAGATGTTTTACTACTTGATATAGATACATTGTATTTATATTTGTTTGCTGTTGGGTTTGATAATATATCTGTTTCACTATATATAGCTTCAGTCTCCCCTATAAAAACTGTACTTTCAGTAAAAAAAGCATTTTTCTCTATATCTACTACATACCCACTTGCATCTGCTACAAAAGTGTGGTTTGCATTGCTCATCCACATTGTGATTGGTTGTTCACCATCTTTTACATCTAATAATGTTATACTTCCATTTGCTACTTTCATCTTTTATTCTCCTACTCTTATAAGTTCTACTGTAAATTGTGCAGTTTGATCCACTTGACCATTACACACCACTATACTTCTACAGTATACATTGCCATCATCTGTAAAGTATAAGCCGTTTGGTATAGGCTCACCCTCTATATATACTGTTACCATATTTCCATAAGCATCTACTAGTATTGGCTTACCATCTTTAAACCACTTGTATCTATAGTCTTGATGAGATATATCACTTTGAAGTATATTTGCTACAAAAAGATTTGCTGTTATTACCTTACATATCTCTGTGTCGTTTTTAAATACAGTCCCGTTGTTTGATACAACTTGTACATATAAAACCTCTAGAGCATCTTCAACTTGCTTTGATATTGTCTCTAGTCTATCATCTACTTTTTGGTTAAATTGATCTGTAAAACCTTGTGCAACTTCATCTATAGAGTTTATAGCTTTTGCTACAATCTCTACACTCTCATCTTTTTGAGCTATTTTGTTTACGTTTTCTATAAAACTCATTTTGCTAGTCCTAGTGTTGATAGGTATTGATCAAGTGCAGCTACATCATCACATCTGTTTTCTACTGGGATATCTGCTATGCTCATAAACTTATCTATCATCCTTCTTTCATTGTGTGGTAGATATATTTTGTTATCCTTTAAATATGAGTCAAGTTTACTTATAAATTTATCATCAAAGATATATTCATGGTCATCTAGTGTGTCAAATATCTTTAATATACCATCATAGTCTATACGATTTGTTAAGCATATAATATTTATAGGATTATCTCCATCTGGTACTGTTATGTTAAATATTGTAGTGCTAGAGTCTATCTTGACTTTGTAATAAACCTCTGCATTTGTATTTGTAGTTTTGAATAAATTGATTGTAAAGTAGCCATAATCATCTGTAGTAGTTGTAAAAGATGATTGGTCTGTATATGTAGTAGATACACTTTGTACTGATATAGGTTGCCCTAGTCTATCAGTAAGTGTAAATGTTATATCTTGATTTGCATAATCACTTATGCCTAAATCTTGTAAGTTACCTATAATCTCTCTCAATTTTACAAACCTTTGTATATATTGAGAAAATTATAGTTTTTTTAAAACCTTTATAGGTAGTTTGGTATTTTAATTTTATATCCTTTGAAACTTTGCATAAAACTCATCTGCACTTCTCACAAACTGCTTTTTAGTATCATTTGTGTATATGATAGCTTTAATCCATTCATCATCCACTTGAATAAGTGCATTATCGCTTATTAGTTTATAGGTTTTATCTTTGTATCTGTATTTTAAAGATTGTTCTTCTTTAATCTCATCTTGATAATACTTTTCAAGCATTTCACTTGCTTTTATTGTTTCATCAACATCTTCTAGTAATAAAAAAGCTATCTCATTTTTTAAATATTCTATCTCATTTCCAAGAAGTTTTATCTCATCATCTTTCTCTTTATTATCTATCTCAAGCCTATGAATATAATCATCTTTGTTTTTAAGCAATAGTAAGTATTTATCGCTTGTAAGCATCTTTAGGTCACTAATTTGATGCTTTAGTCTACCTATCTCTCTGCCTTGCTTTAATATCTTTTGTGATATTCTGTTATCCTCACTCATCACATCCCCCCATCATATCTGCAATCTTACTGTTTGTGTAACCTACGTATTTAAGGTGATTATACCTCTTTATGTTTTCTCTTGTATTATCTATACTATTCTTGCTAAAAAATAGCGTTCTTCTTTTTTCATATAGTTTTACACTCTGCTCGTGAGTTACGTTATATCTCATCATACCACTCCCAATTGTTTGCTATAAATCTATAGTTATCTCTATCTGTTTGGCTATCCTCTATACTTTCACACATCTTGTTTACTTCAAAGTTGTCTGCGTTGTTTTCTAGCATCAGATTTAATATCTCATTACCTTTTTTTACCCGACACTCCTTCATAAGTGCCATCATCTCATACACATCTTTTGGGGTTATAAGTGCGTTTATCCCTTTTGATTTTAAGTGATTTTCCCACTTGATGCTTATATCTTCAAAGTTGCTACCATATACCTTTTTCCTCTGTTCTATTATGCTTTTATCTACCATATTTTTTCTCCTCTATCTTTAAACACAAACCTAAAATAACCATAGCCATAAGCATAGCTATCATCCACATTTCAAACATCTATTTTCCTTCTCATACGCTTCAACTATACCATTTAGCTTATTCCACACATCAGACCTCAAGATGAGTCTTTGCTCTTTAAAGAGCATCTTTTCAAATGCACAATAAGATGTACTAAAGTTCGCATATAGTTTATTTCTAACTAAAAAATCATTTAGTTCTTTAGATTTCTCAAAGCTATAATATATCTCCTCACACTTAGATATTAGATACTCTTTCTCTTTTAGGTATCTATCCATCTTGGGTTTTCTGTCACTTCTATTTTTGTCATCTCCAAAGATGTATCTAAACATATCTTTGTTATTGTGTTTAAGCGTACAAAAGTAACTATTACCTACGTTAAAGTATTTTTCTAACTCTTTATATGTCATCTTCTAACTCCTTCACATATCTTTTTGCTAATATCTTTGCGTTGTCGTAGTTTTTACTATAGTCTGTTTTCATAACATCTATGACCTCATTAGCTATTTTGTACTGCAAAAATATCTTTTTGTTTGGGATATGCTGTTGTTCTCTTATAAGACACATACAGAGCAGTACACCATTTGCTAGTAAGTTCCCGTTTTCATCTAAAACACATCTTTTCTCAAATCTTTTTAAAGGTTTGTTTTCTCTTATCTCTTGCTGTATCTCTTTTTCTAACTTGTGAAATATAGATATAGCTCTATCTATATTTTTAGTGATATGCTTATCAAACAGTCTTGACTTTTTAGATAGGTCTTGAAGTACCTTTTTTAGCTTTTTAGTATCTTCGCTATCTGTATCTTTTATAAATGTATCTGCATAATCTTCTAGCCCCATCCCTTGAGCTAGAAAGTTATTTGCCATATGGAGTATAGCTATCTCTTTGTCTAGTGTTTTGTTTTTAGGATTTATGCTCATCTGTACTTCCAAACCCACCAGTTCTTTCATCTTTACTTTCTACGTCAAACAAATATGATTTATGCTCTACTAGACTTATCTGTGCTATTGGTTGCCCTTTTTGAATAACTACTTGACCATAATATTTACTATTTTTATTTTTTGCTAGAATATCATCTATGTAGTTTTTATCTATTGGATTATGCAAACAAATCTTAATCTCATCAGGGTAATCTAAATCAATAATGCCAGTACCATTTGCAATAATAAGTTTGTGTTTTGCACTCATTGAGCTTCTTATGTGTAGGTTTAGTTGGTGTGACTCCATAAAGTCGTCTACACCATTAATGTGGTCATCTGCTATCGCATTAAGTTTGATTGGGTCAATTACAACACCTAGTCCTACTAAAACAGTTTCACCTGCACCAATAACAACATCTTCACTTGCATATAAATCTATACACGCACTATACTTTGAGCCTTTTGTTGGCTCACACCCTTTTACTATTGTTTTTAACATTTTACAACTCCTCTACAATATAATCATTTGATTGCTTAATCTCGTTTACATACTTTTCACTTACATCTTCAAAATTGTTACTTAATTTATTTTTATAAACATAGAATTTTTTATCTTTTTTTATAAAAACAATATGTGAATCAATAATTTTTTCTAATGATCCTTTTGTATCTTCTTCTTTACTAAGTATTAGCACTTTTATTTTATTTCTGTTTTTATATGCTGTTTCTAAATTTTCTAACATTCTATAAATCCTTGTATCTCCTCAACTGCAAGAATATTAACCTCTTCATCATAATCAAAGAGTGCTGCATATTCTTTTGCTACATCTTCCTCTCCCCAATACATATAGTTTTGTCCCAGATATGTATCACTTTTTGTTTTAAGAAAATATTTTAAAAGTCTCATATCTTCTTTTCTAACAAAGCTGATTATTAAGTATAGATCATCACTCATCTTATGCTCCTAATAATAAATCAGATAAGTGTTCTATTATTGCTTTTGTCATTTTGTTTTATTTCCTTTTTTATTTTTTACACATATTACAAATATATTTTTTAATAGGTGCTATAAATTTTTTGCCACATTTTTGGCATCTGTTTTTAAAGATCATCTTGATCTTCCCTTATCGTGTCGTAGTTTAAAAACTTCTCTATCTCATCTTTACCTAAAGCCCACCATAAGCACTCATAGGGTGCTGTTAGTATCCTATCTTGTACTTTTGTATATATCCCATATGTAAAGGCTTTTTTTTCACATATCCACCCACCTAAAAACTTCCCATCATAAGGCTCTCTATCTTTTCTAGTAAGTAGTAAAGTAGCATCTTTTGGAACGGCTTTGAGTCCATATCTGTACTTAAAAAACAACTGTTTTATTATCCTCTTTGGTGCGTTGTAGATCAAGATACATATACCATCTATGTAGTAGCTGTATTGTGGGTAGTTTGAGTAACTTTGTGGGTCGTAAACTCTTTTAAGTTTTAACTTTCTTTTCATATTTTTCTACCAACTCTTTTAGCTCTAGCTCTAAATCTATCTTTTCATCTTGGGTTAGTTTATCTGTTTTGAAAACGGCATTTATAGATTTTGAACTCACTTTAATGTTGTTTTTTTGGGTTTGTTTTTTGTTTTTTTCATCTAAAATATCTTTGATATCTTTTCTATTTAACTCACCCTTTGTATATCTATCAAAGATATCTCTTAGTTGATCTTCCTCAAACTTTAAAAGTAGTGATATGGTTTCTATACTTATTTTTGTTTTATTTAGTTTTATATCTACTATAATATCGTTTGGTAGTTTTAGTAAGTTCCTTGTTTTTGCTATATAACTTTCTGTTTTGCTTATACTTTGTGCTAACTCTTTTGCACTTTTAAAAAGTCCATTTTTTAGTGCATCATCAAAGCTTAGTGCCAACTCTATAGGGTGCAGCTGCTCTCTTTGGATGTTTTCTATTAGTGCTAGTGTTTGTAGCTTTTTATCATCTGCAAATATAGTATTTGCAGCTATAAACTCTAGCCCTAGCTCTATATGTGCGTAGTATCTTCTATGACCAGCTACTATAATATTGTCTTGGTTTATAGTGATGGGTTGTAAAAGTCCATTTTCTTTTATGCTTAGTGCAAGATCCCTTACTTCCTCTTTTAGTCTTGGCTGATATGGACTTGGTTTTAATTCACTTATTTTTACTTGGGTCGTGGTGTTGTTGGTCGTGGTGGTTTCAACTATGTCATTTATAGCTGCTATGTTAAACTTTTTCATATTTTTATCCTATCTTAGTTTATCTCTAGTTCTTTTAATATAGACCCTATCTCTTTTATAGATTTATCTAAACTTAACTGTTGTTTTTTGTTTTTACTTTTTGGTAGTTCTACTACTCCTAATCCAGTACCCATACTTTTTTTATAGTTTGTTCTTGTCCTTATGACTGTATTTAAAATATTGGTTTTTGGGTAACTTCTAACCACCTCTAAGATATCATCAAATTTGTTAGTACCATGAAATATATTACAAAAAGCTATATATATAGGTGGTGTTTTTAGCTCATGCAGTATCGCTTCAAATTTTTTAAATCCTATCGCTTCGGTTATGCTATCGCTCCCTATTGGCGTAATGATCTTATCTGCTGCATATATCGCTCTTTTGTTTAGCTCATCTCCATTTCCACCAGTATCAATAATGATGGTTTTGTCGCTGTTGTTTTCTAGTAGTTTGCTTAGTGTCGTTGTATCATCTGCTGTGTATACTTCCATCTTGTTATCTTCTCTTATGTATTGGTTTATGTTGTAAATAGTGCGTTGGTGATCAAGATCTATACATATAAAATCTTTACCCTCTTTTTGTAGTGCTGTTATGATGTTCCATGTTAGTGTGGACTTACCCACTCCACCTTTTGTGTGTGCTATAGTGTATATCATCTCTTATCCTTTAATTAAAATATTCTATATGTTGTTCTATATCGCTAAAATAGCAACTATTTGAATCTAAATCCCAAATTTCAACATCAACAAATAGATTTTTTCTATCCTTTTTTTTGATCTTGATTTTCTCTCCATCATTTTCTGTAAGATGGTATCCGAATTGTTTTATTCTGTAATATGCAAGTAAACATTTTTCAGATGTATCAAAAGTTTCTATCGTTCTGCTACCATCATTATCAGATACTCCAATACAAAACATAACAGATAGAGATTCTATCTTTCTAATTTCTTCGAAACCAAAAGGAAACCCAGTAAGTCCTTCATTTTCTATATCTATGCAGAATCCACCATCACCAGTTCCTTTTACTTTATATGCTTCACCTTTATATACTACAAAATCACCAACTTCTATTTTTGTACTTTTCATCTTTTATCCTTTATAAACTTTCTGTATTTTTTCACTACCTTGACCTTTCCAAAATTGGTCAATCCATATTAATTTGCTACCATCTTTGGTTGGTTGGTTTCTCCAATGACCTCTAACTATAAATAGTTTTTCAATTTTTCTATTGCCTTGAGTTGTACTACTATTTTGCTTAGTAGGAACGCTTAGTTTTACTACTCTTAATAAACCTTTGTCTATGTAATTTTTGCTATTTGCTTTTTGCTTAACTACTTTTTTAAAGACTCTCTCTTTATCACTATGATACATACTCATATAAAGTAGTACCGATAAGCAGTCAAGTACAAAATCTTCATTTGTAATATCATACTTGTCAAAATATTCTTGAACTGTAAAATCTTCGGACAATATAAATTCTGTTGAAGTAATACCATTGGTGTTTTTTGATATAATTATTTTGCTATGAGTTTTTGAAAAGAAAAGTGAACTCTGACCCTCGCTATCTTTTAATGTAATAGATGATGAAGTTAATGGGAACTTAATATCTAATAACTTCATCTTTCTTATAGTGTCTCTTGAAATTTGTGAGCTAAAATCTTCACGATTTACCTCTATCATATTCAGTCCATTGTCTATGATATCACTAGCTACTTCTACAAACTTTAACAACCCTAAAGATATAGGTTGATTTACCATTGATGCAACTGTGCCTATTTTGTCTTTTCTATATTTATCAATAAGTCTATTGATGTGTGTATCGTAAAATATTGGGTGTTTCATTTGCTATCCTTTTAATAAACTATTTATAAACTCTTCTATGAGTGTTAGTAGCTTTTCCATCTGCTACCTTATAAGTGCGTTTCTGATATCTGTTTTTGTTGGTTTCACATATATCATGGTGGTGGCTTCATTTTTATGACCTATGAAGCTTTGTACCACTTTTGAGTTTACTTCATGATCTAGTATCATCTCTGTAATGATTCCAGCTCTAAAGCTATGAGATGTAAACTTACCCTTTCCAAACGTGTCGTTTAGGTATGATGTGATCTCTTTAACTACTGTGTTTAGATTTAACATCTTTGATCTGTTTGTATGAGGGCATAAACAGTAGCCCTCTTGGTGTTTAATGCAGTCTTTAAACGTATCTGCTATATCCTCTATAGCTGTATCTGTAAAAGGTATATCTCTAAAACCACCATCTTTATATTTTTTTGTTTTGGGTGTAAGTAGTCTTAGTTCTTTGTTTTCTATAAGGTAGGATATATCCATCCCCTTTAGTCGTAACACTTCGCTTATCCTTGCTCCACTATAAAATAGAAATGTAAATATTTTATTTAGTTTGTCATATTTTTTTATAGTTATCTTTTTGTTTTTAAAATCAAGTGATAACTTAGTTTTTAATACTTTGTAATCACTTGATTTTATTGGATTTTTTGCCATTTTGTTTAGCTCCTTTTAAAATGGATTAACTTCTGTTATTATAAATACATCTTTTTGATTTGTAGGTAGCATATATATTTCAAAGTCTAAATAGTGATCGTTTAACTTCCCTAAATTTACATTGAAACCAAAATCATTATCTTTTATAATTGCTTCATCTTCAAAAGGCTCAAGGGTAACATCTAACCTTTGCCCTATCGTACTAAGCCTTTTTTCTATATCACTTTTTGTACCTCTGTACATAACTAAATTTTCCATCTGTCTTTCTATGCTTTTTATTACTGTATCCATTGGTTTTTCCTTATAATAATAACTCTCTTAAAATACTAATTGGTATATCTGTTCCATCTATAGATATAACTATTGATATACTTTGATTAAAAAGTTCCTCTTTGCCATCTTTCCAGTTTTGTATTTGATCTTCTGTCGGTGTTGTGTTGTCTACATCCACAAAGTTGCTATAAAAAAAAGCTGTGTCTGTATCATCATAACTTGTTAGGCTCTCTTTTAACCACTCAAATTTGTATTCTGCGTATAACGTATCTGTGATATACTCTTCTAACTCCTCTTTTAAAGTTTCCCTCAAATGCTCTTTTTCTATATAAAAGGACTCTTTGTCGTTTACCCATGAGTTTCTGTGTTCCAGTTCCCCTTGCTCATAATCATCAAGATATACATCTGTATAACTTGATATCTCCACTTTGTATTCATTTGTTTGGATTAAATTGTCTATTTTTTGAATTGTTGTCATGGTCTTTTTTCCTTATATGTTTATAGTGTTTAATTTTTTTGTTATTGTTAAATATTCCCATATCTCATTTAAAAGATCCTCTTGCTTGTGTAGGACTTTTTTATCTCTTGTATCTCTTAAACTGTAAGCTTTTTTAAATCTCTTTTTAATATAGCTCCAATCTTTTTTGTTTAACTTTGTATGTATAAAAATATCGCTAAAATTTTTGTCTAAAAGTGAATCAATATGGAAGTGAATCCCACTATTACCTAAATATCCAAAACCCCAATACCACCCACAATCAAAGCTGTGTTTAGTAAGAAATATTGGTGTTGTTTGGCTTGTAACATCACTTATATTTGATCTTAAAATTCCTAATTTTACTTTAGTTTTCATGCTGTTCCTTTTGTCTTTATTCTTACACTATTTGCATAACGTATTTATCTAAAAATACTCTATTTGTTCGCTCATCTGTGCCATATTTACCATCTTGTGATAACAGATCATTGTAAAAACATTCGTGATCTATGTACCAGTTGTGTTTTATAAATTTTCTTGCTTTTTTAAGTTGCTCATCATAATCCCCAACTAAAGATTCTAAGATATCTGTATCAATCCAACTTATACTTTCCATCTCTCTTATGATCTCACTATAATAACAGTCTGCTATCGTTTCTGCTTCATTCTCAAGGTATTCTTTTAGTATAAATAATCTACACTCTACCCCTTTGTATTCAACTTGGTTATATTCTAAGTATTTAACTTCATAACCATTTTTATTTAACTTTTTTACTCTTTTTATTGTTTTTTCTTCCATTGTTTTTCCTTTTTAATTTTGTTATATACTTAAAAGTAAAGTACATAATCAAATTAAAATCAATATAGAGTTTTAAAACTCTATATTTTTAAGTGCTGTTGGTTTGAAATATAGATCTATCTCAACTCAATCGGTACTATATAGTGTATTTGCTCGTTTTCTTTTAGAAATTTATCTATACTATTAATAACTTTTTGTAATCTGTTTGCTATGTTAATATGCAAGGTTTCTATCTGATATTTCTCCTCATCAAATGATATTTCTAAACCTATTCCTTTACCAAAAAATATTTCAAAAGTTCCCTCTTCAAGATAAGTGAATCTATATATATCTTCCGTTGTACCTTTAAAGAAACCATTAACGATTAAGTGTTCGCTTTCATTTGTTGTTACTTCTATA